AAAATAAGGCCACCCCACCGTTCCTGGCACCAATTCCCCATCCGCTCATATGATCTTCGGACCGGATCCCGCGCAAATAATCCCGCATCAACATAAAATATTTGTTGACAACAGGAACACAGCGTAGTACAATTAGATCATCAAAAGAAGGGAGACACCAAAATGAAATTATTACTTAAAACCACTGATCAAACCGAAGCTAAAAAATTCGAAGCAGCTATGCAGAAAAAATATAATCCTATGGCTATATATCGTTTTCAGTATAGAGCAGTTGACGGGAATTTTTATTATGAGATTCTGTTAGATCCAATATGGTTATAATGAAGAAAGGAGAAACCTAAATGATTAAATCAATTTTTTGTAATGATGCTCTTACGGTCAAATGTGGAGAACTTGCGCTGAGCAGTTTTGCTAACACTATGGTAATGTTAACCAGAGTGCGTGAAACTGAAAGCCTCGCAGATTATGTTGATACTGTTCAAGCATTTTTAATCGTTTTATGTAAGGATCTTGCTGAAAATGTAGATGTTCATAACTGTTTGGAGATCATGCATAAAGTTTTTATGTATATCGGAACAGATAATGAAAAATACCGTAAAGAAATAGGCGATATAATCGAAGTTATCGCCAGAAAGGAGAAAGAACAGAATGAGTAAAAGAGAAGGTTTGACCGATCGGTTCTGTATCATCAAACGAATGATCGTTTTCCTATCGCGTGACGGTTATGTAGTTTGTGCATATGATGCAGACGATCCAACACAGCTTTTAAAACCTTTTGCGGATCCGGAAGCAGCAGCGCCAATAACAAATCTTACAAAAGACGGTTTAAGAATGGCCTTAAGTCGTGGGACCGCAATAATGCGCCCGGTGGCAAAAATCGAAGATCTGAAATTAATTTAATGAAAGGAGCCTTTAAAAATGGCAAAAAAGAGGAAAACAGTTGATATAGATTGGAACACTATATCAGGCAACATGAACATTTACACGAATGAGTTTGAAACAAAATCTAAAAAGGGAACAATCCTTAAACATTCCGTATCCCTTTACACTAAAGATAGTGATGGAGATTTCCACACTTATTACCTTGATGTGCGATTTACTAAAAATGCGGAAATGCCAGATGAAGCCGGAAAACATACCATCAATATAGATAATGCTTTTCTTTCTTGTGATTATTACACAGACAAGAAAGGGAACGAACATGTTAAACCGGTCCTTGTAATAACTGATTGCAGCGTGATAGAATAATAGCAGCTTGCATAACCTTGAAGGCCGGGTATTTTACCCGGCCTTAACATTTAGAAAGAGGGGCAAAAAATGAAAGGATTTTTTCTAATAGTTGATCAGTATAAAAACACTTTCTATATTCCAGCAGATAATTCATATTTTAACGACTGTTTAAGTGATGCTTTAATAAAAAATGCTCAAAATGTTAAAGAGCATAGAACATTTAAAGAACTTGATAAAACAATACATAATTATGTAAAAGGGGCGTATGATGAAGATTAGAAATATTATCTGCATTATAATAATTATTTTCGTTCTGATCTTGTTATTATGTCAGAATAAATTAATTAATGATGAAATGAAAGAAACTGCATTAAGGGATGGTTTTAAGATTGGAAGGGAGATTGATTAATGAATATTAAAGCTAAATGCTGGATTAATGACAATCACAAAGATGTAAATAAAATTAAATATGAGGATGAACTAATTTTAGTATTAACTAATGATCGTTGGAACATTGAGGAAGTAATAAAAGAACCCGATAGAATTGTCGTTACTATAGAAAGAAAGCGCTATATTAAAACTGATTCTTATGATGAATATCTGAAAGAAGAATTAATTGAAAAGCTGTTAAGATATGGTTTTTCAAGTGTAGACATGACTGTTGAAGAATTTGTTAATGAATTTTTTAAAAAGCATTTTAATGAAAGGGGTTAACATGTACAGATTCCAGACTTTAACAAAAGATCAATTAGTAAATGCGGTTTTATGTTTTGCAGATCGTATTTCATGCAGCTATTGCCCATGTAAAGAAGAATGTTTGAACAATGATTTAATTAGCTGTGAAAAAATGGTTATGGATTATTTAACCGGAGAAATACCACAGCCGGAAACTTTAGATTTTTACAATGGATTTAATGAAGGTTTTAGCGCCGGTTATGAAGCTTGTAAAAAAGCCATAATAGATAAATTACAGAAAGGAAGGAACAAGAAATGAAAATACCTGATAAAATTTATGATGTGTTAAAATGGCTGGCTTTAGTTGCAATTAACGCTATCGGCCATTTATACGCTGCTTGTGCTGCTATATGGGGCTGGCCGTATGGCGAAGAAGTTTTAAAAACTGCTGCTTCTGTTAGTCTGTGTATTGGGATCCTGATCGGAATAACCAGCATAGATTATTATAAGAATAATGGCATACAAGGATAGAATAGTAAGCATTACCCCGGAAGGCCGGGCAACTATTGTTTATAATGGGGTCCGTTTTTATACTTCTGATAAATCAGTAATTGCTATGGCCCAAAGGGGTAATATCTCAGGCGCTGCCAGACGATATATAGGTAAATCCAGTCTTGCAAGGGAACTTAGAAAGATAAATAAAACGGTCCCAAAACCTATATATCAGAACATTAACAAGGCCTTATTTGAAAAAGTATTCAATGAAAAAAATAAAAAAACCAGAGTGACTATAGACCGTATAGGTTTTGCCCAGTTTAGGGAGAAATATAAAAAGATCAGTAAAGAAGCAACCGGTTATATGCTGGAGAATGTAAAAGATAAAATATCAGCTACAATAAGACTTGACACAATACCGGAAGAATTAATGAATGAAATAGACCAGACCATAGAGGAAGAAGTTGAAAAAGCATATTCCGAAAAAGGCGGTTCTGTGACTGACAATGTTATTACTAAAATAAATGACCGGGTAAAAGACAAGATCAGGGATTATGCTGTTAATGCAGATCTGGACGAAGAAAATAAAATAAGGCTTTTAAGACTGGCAGAAACACCGGAAGCAGAAATAAACAATGAAGTCAGGAACTTAAAAAGGTATTAATTGAAAATGTTTGAACCTTTAGACAAAAATAACATTTTAGGTTTTGATACTGAAACCGGTTTGAGATATACGGCTTCAGATACTGCTTTAATAAGCATATCTCATAAGATGGACCGGAAATATCATATATACGATTATGCTGATATTCTGGACTGCTGGGAAGCTGTGTTAGTCTGTTGGAATGAATTACAAAAGGATCCGGAACTTTTAGCAGAATATAAAAAGTTATCTGGTGATAATGCATTAGGTAATTATATAAAACAATATGCGTTAGATTTTTTGTATAAGACTGATAAACTAACTAATTATGATGTTATCAGTAAAATAACCTATCCTCGGTTTGCATGTGTATTGGGTACAGATTTTGAAAACATAAGAGATTTTAACCGGGCCGAAGATATTTTCAGATCTAAAGCCCGGTTAAACTTTGTACTTAAAGATCATTCAGAGGATTTTATAAAATATATCGTAAAGAGAATTAATCATGGTGATAACATAGCTATCATTACTTTTAATCTGGAATATGATTTTAATACTTTGATGTGTAATGTAGATCCAACACTTTTACATAGGCTGCATATAATTGATGAGCGTTTACCAACAAAAATACACGCGGATAAAACCATTACTTGGAAAAGTGAAAGCAAAAAATGTAAAGGCTGCTGTAAATGGGTTGATGCTATGTTACTTTCTGAAAAAGGTATGAGTATTTCGCGGTATGGCAGCATGGCCAGCAGCATATATAATAAAGATCTTCATAAACTTGAAAGTTATGATTACGATTTTATAGTACATTCGGCAAGGGACCTGAAACCAACACCGGAAGAACTGAAATATTGTTATCGCGATGTACAATTAGCCATATGGGGACTATCTTATTTGCTTCGTAACCATGTTGCGACATTAAATAAATGTAATTTATTAAAAAAACCTTCAGATCTTCCCATAACATGCAGTCATTTATATGACATGGTAAATGTGATAAATACTCTTAATGTAGATATGCATTACAGCGCGACAAGACGAAGAAAATATTTTAATTCGTATAAAAGGAAAACGGCCCGCTATAATGAAGAACATTGTAACCCGCCTGATCTGGAATTGTATAACTATTTTAAAAAGGGTTTTGGCGGGGGAAAGATAGCTTTTAACCCTTTACATTTGGAAGAAAAGATAAAAGGCGGGGCGGGTTATAGTCTGGATCTATGCAGCGCTTACCCTTACCAGATAGTTAACCGTTTTCCGGACATGGCCGAACTGTACATAATGGACGATGATTATTTTAATAAGGAAGTAATAAAAGCTTGGGACATAGCTGACAAAATGAACCGGGGCGAATATGTTAATCTGATACCCTTGTATAATTACGGCTTTACCGCCCGGATCCGGATAACCGGACTTAAATTAAGAAAAGATATGCAGCTTCCCATTATCGGAGAGCATGACGGAAATGTTAAATTGACCGATCCGGTCATGATCCGTAATAGGGTAATGGCTGCTTCATGCGCTGTAATGAGTGTAACACATGCGGATCTGATAACCATTCTGGCAGCATATGACATTGAAAACATAGAACTGATTGACGGATATGTTTATAAGCTGGTGCCAATGAATACTAATTTACGAAGAAAATTTGTAGCAGCTGCAAATTTTAAATCAGGCATTAAAAAATTTATGAAGCTGCCTTTTAAAAATTTCCCGGTTGAAAGTTTTAATGAGTTTGTCGGTCAGGACATTTTAAGTAAAAATGATTCAGAAGCGGAACACATACAGAAATTAAAGGATTGCTATCAGAACAGTAAAGTTTTGTTTAATGGTATTTATGGTAAAGCTTGCCAGTCTTTAATACATAGTAAGAAATTTATAGATGAAAACGGAGAAATTAGTATAACTTTGGACGAATACAAGGCCAGACAAGGGACATGTTATACTACCGGCCGGTATATTGCGACATATACCCGTTTTCATTTAGTCAACCTTTATTTTATCGCGCTCCGCTGCATTGGTCCTGAAGATCTTATTTTATATGCTCATACAGATAGTTTAAAGATCTATCTGTATAGTGCGGATCATGCGGAGATAATAAAGAAGATCATAAATAAATATAATGAAGGGATCTTAGAAGAATGTAGAACATTTTTTAAAAACGGCATGAAAATACATAATAAAGTTTCTGAAGCTGAATATAAATTAGCTTATGAAACTTTGATAAATAATGGTCTGGGACTTGTAGAAGATGAACTGGATAACCGATTTGATAAAGTTATAGTTTGCGGGAATATGCGTATACTAACCCAGAAAGATAATAAATGTCATTTGACTTTTTCCGGCGTTAATATCCCTTATGTTTTATCAGGTGGAAAAGAAAACTATAAACCGGATGAATTGGAAAGATATGTAAATAAAGAAGGAATATTTAATTTGTATGATAAATGGTTTTGTACCGGCAGACAATATACAATCTATGAAAGCTGTAAAACCACGCTGGATTATAAACACTATAACATGCTTTTAAATCCAAAACTTGGCCATATATGCCAGACTATTAAAGAAATGCCTATAGAGATAAACGGAGATTTAGAAAAACTGAAAAGAGATAGTATTAATATTAAATACTGGAAGGAGTATGTTAACAATGCCTAACATTATTGGAGTGTATCATTATTTTGACTTTTATGAAGATGTATACAAGGATAACCCGGACTGCACCGTATATTTTAATCTATCCGGAAGAAGCACCGGTAAAACTTACAGCACTACGGATTTTATCTTTGATAAAGAAAAATGCCCTTACCCTATAAACAAGGATAATCTTTTTTGCTTATTTTCGCGCGATATGGGAAAGAGCCGTAAAAGGCGCGATTATTTTAAAAAACACGGTGTTGAATGTGACCATGATTTTTATTACGATGCAGCCGGGAATGTTGTAGGTTTTAACATGGCCATTACATTATCCGAAAATTATAAATCTATGGGTACAGATATTGACGATCTGTTTAAAAAAGTGCATTGGATTATTTTTGATGAATTTACCGCCATTTCAGCATGGGATTATGTAGACGAAGAAATAACCAATTTTTTATCTATTATTTCTTCCGTAACCCGTAACCGTGATGATGTACAGATAATCCTTAATGGAAATATACTTAATAACCAAAGTGTCTATAATCCATATTTTGAAGCATACGGGATAGATTGGGATGAACTGGAAATATCAATAGGTGAAACAAAGATAATAAATTACCAGCTGGGTAACAATTCTGTTAAATGGGCGCTTCATTACGGCCGTATGGCTTTTGACCCGGATATGTTGAATGTGGGTAAAGCTAATTTAGTACCGCATAATGCACCGGCTTTGACCGGACTGTTGGAACCATCCCCATACGAATATAACGGAGAACTCCCGCCTGATTCTAAACTGATCGGTGCTTTCTGGAAAGGATCCGATAGTTATTTTGCGGTTTTTGGTATACGCGCTGATAAATGGCATGATGGGAACACTTTAATAATCGTATATTTTAATCATATTTCTAATAAATTTAACCCTTGTAAGGTTGCTTATAATCGTAACAATGATTTACTTTTTGATATTTCTATATTACAATTTTTCTTAGAATATTTATTTACTGATAAATATTTATCGGCCCATAAGACAAGGTTTTATAAAGGCCGTACAGAGTCGGAAGTATGGAAGATAGAAAAAATGTATGAACTTGAACAGAATAACCGGGTTATTTGGCGCCCGGTGGGAAGGAGTTAAAATGTATATTAAAGTTGAAGATCTTTTTAACGCTACTATTAATAATGCTGCTATCTGGAACCATATAACAGACAGCAAGGGAAGAACCTTAAAACAGATAGTTGCAGATCTGCCTAAATACGAAGTAAAGCAGACTAAAAAGAAAGGAAGTGTAAAAGATGCGGTTAAATGAATGGATGGCAGCACACGCGGTTGAAGTTGCCAAAGATGATGCACGCGGATATACCAATAATTATCCATTAAATAAGTGGTGGATCCGTCCGGATGATGATTGCGGGTCTTTCATGTCAGAAATGCTGCATGATGCCTTATTGCAGATCGGAATAGATATAGGACAGCAGTATTTTGAACCGATGGGTGATAATGGTATATATAACGAGCAGTTGCTTCTTACATATTGCAACCGTTTTAATTATTCAGATGAAAATGATAAAGTCGGAGATATCCTTGTATCATACGGCCATACAGAAATGGTCACGGCTTTGGATCCGGAGAAGCTGACCGGCGCGCGTGACGATTACGACGGAAAACCGGGTGATTCAGGCGGGCGCGAAATTTCCACAAGCCTTTATTTCAATGCTTCTAATGGCGGTTGGAAATACATTTACAGATTAAAAGACGAATATAATCTTGAATTGGATGAACAAGAAGAAATTGAAATGATCCTTGTCGGACTGCCGAAACTTAAAAAAGGTTGCCGGGGTTATGCTGTTAAATCATTACAGTCATTATTAAATTTATGGACTACCCAGAGCGGGGAAAACCGGCCAATAGTATGTGACGGTGATTTCGGTGACGAAACCGAAGAACGGCTGAAATTTTACCAGCATATTCAGAAATTACCGGTTGATGGTGTCTGTGGTGAGTTTACATGGGCAGACTTAATAAATTAGGAAAGGTTTTTATCATGGCAACGGCTTTTCAATTAGCATTGGTAGCACATGCGCGCGCCATATGTGCAGATAATACTCAAACTTATGTAAATTGGAGCGCGGGCCAAACTAACATAGGCCCGCCACATTGGGACTGTGCAACTTTTAATAGTTACACTATATATTTGGCTATGGGTTGGAATGATTGGCCCAGCACTTCACATGGCGGTCCGGGTTATTTCTGGCCACATATTTCTGAAACCGGTTACGATCAATTTTTATTAGATAATGGATGGTTAAAATATAATTATTCCGATTCGTTATTAACTGAAGGCGCTATAATCATTACTGATGAAACATTAGGCCATAGTTTGATGTATTTAGGCAGTAATGAATTAGCGGACGCAAATAATTACTTTGGCTATGGTGATAACTCAATAGCAGTAAGAACATTTCCTACTTATGATCCGTCTACTTTTGCATTTATCTATATCCCGCCAGATGTAGAACCCGGATATACTGAGCCAAACGGAACCGGTAGCGCTTTAACACATGATGAAGTTACTACTTATTATAATACGGTTCCGGATAGCTGGACTTTATCAGACCTAAAAAGCTGGGTGCAGTCTCAGAGCGTTTACAGCTGGGTAAATGATGAAATATTTTACTTAATGATGGGATGGACAGAGGGAGAAGATTATTTTTCTGAATCTCTAGAAGGTTCTTATTTATGCGGTTGCTGTGGAATTAATAACTGCTATCATGCGGGCGCTGTGGATTATGAAGATTTTATGGCTTGTATGTATCTGCCTTCAGTCGGTTATTATTCGTATGACAGTCTGATGTATCGCGGTCAGAACGCTTCAGCAGCTTGCATAAAAACCATGACTTTATCATTTGCCAACATACAGCCGGAAGCTTCACTATTCTATGGTGAGTATGCTGGTTGGGTACCGGATGATTATATACCTTATTCACCATTATGTTACGATCAGGGTATCCAAATATGGTGCATACCTGAGCGCGGTTGGACTTTTCCCATTACTGGAACCGGTGTTAGGGACTGGGAACCGGGACCGGGGCCGGGACCGGGACCGGGGCCGGGACCGGGACCGCGTGGAAAAATGCCATTATGGATGTTCTTAAATCCGTTTATGTTATTAAAATGAAAGGAAGTGAAAAAATAAATGGCTACCATATTAAGAAATTCTGAAATAAGGATTTATAAAGCTGTTAAGATGGATAAAAATTACTTTAATGTTTTGGATCCTAAAACAGATCAGGAAGTTTTAACAGCCATAGCCGGATGTTTAGTTGCTACAAATTCTGCATATAGTTTTATCCGTGAAACAAACACGATAGAATGTAATTTTAATTATTCTGATCTTCTGAAATGTAACTATGTAGCTTTCCGAAACCCGGATTACGCTAATAAATGGTTTTTTGGCTGGATAGATCGGATTGATTATATTAACGATAATAATAAAAGGATAAATTATACTTTAGATGTTTGGACCACTTGGGTTAATGCGCTTGTTTTTGATCCGGTATTTGTAGAGCGTGAGCATGTTAATTTAGATGTAATAGGGGAACATATTTTGCCGGAACCAATAGCAGCCGGTGTAACCAGCGCCCAGAATACAGTTTTAAAAAGATTTAATGCTTATGATCTGGTAGTTAATTCCGCTGCTGATCCTTCAGCTAGCGCGGATCCTTTAAGCACTATTGAAAATTATATCAATACTGCATACAGTAAATGTTTTACTTCTGCACAATTAGCAGATGCTAAAACTTGGATTGAACACGAATTGACCGCGGGCAGATTGATCAACTGTGTGTTATATCCTTCAGCTTTTACCGGTAAAGATAATGGCGGTTACGCTGATACTATAGCAAGTGAAAATGTATCAATTCCAAAACCATTAAATTTAAACGGATATGTGCCGGTTAATAATAAGATGTTTACATATCCTTATAGTTATTTGGCTATTGATAATTGCAGTATGCAGACTATCTTGAGATATGAAAATTTCGGAGATATTAATAATATAGGTTTTGTTATCCGCGGGTTTGCCAATCCGGTAGCAGAAATAACTTGCATACCTAAAAATTATGAACTGATAAACGAAAATCCATATCATAGCGTTACTATCAGGGATTTTCCCCAACTGCCTATGGCTGTAGATACTTATTTAGCATGGGTAGCACAGAAAAGTAACAGCGCTTTATTGTCAGCCGGGTCGGGGATTTTATCCGGTGCAGCTATGGGCGCTGTACATGGCGGTATATATGGCGCTGCTATCGGTGCTGTGGGCGGTCTGATCGCTGGTGTTGCCAGCTATGGACTTCAGGAACAGCAAGCAGCAGATGCAGCAGATAGTGTTAAAGGTGGCAATTCTTCAGGCATAATTGATGCAGCTGTCGGAAATAAAGGCTTTTATTTTAAACAGATGGCGCTAAAATATGATAACGCTGTGAGTATAGACAATTTCTTTTCCCAGTTTGGTTATAATGTAAGTACGGTTAAAGTACCTAACATAACCGGCCGGACTTACTGGAACTATGTAAAGATAAATGGCAGTGCCGGACACGGCGAGATGCCGGAAGCTGCCAGAGAAAAAATTAATGATATTCTTAATAAGGGCGTTACTATCTGGCACAGTCATAATTATTTAGGAAATTATAAAGTGGGTGGCGCTAAAATGGAAAACCCCATTACAGCTTGACAAAAATATAAAAATAATTTATATTTACATTGTCTAAAGGTTTTCAATTTGCCGTGGTTCTCCTCTTTGATAATGTGCCTCCGGAAAAAGTGCTGTCTTAACAGATGGCGCTTTTTCTGTTTATTGACATAAATTATATTTATGATATTATAATTGTAAGTTATTATAAATATCTTTTATAAGAAAGGAGTTTCAAAAATGATATGGGATGAATTGAAAGCAAAAATTCTAGAATACATAGATTATAAAGCCGGTGAAACCCCGGATGAAAATGATCTTGATATTCTGGAAGCGCTTGACGATTTTGTACCGGCTCCGGGAATTTCAGAAGATGAAGTAAACCGGAGAATTGAAGAAGCAGTAAGCGCTAATACTGCTGAATGGTCCAAACGCTATAAAGACAGATTTTATAGCAGAGATGAAGAAGCAAAAGAAGTAACTGAACCGGAAGTAATTGAAAATAAACCTGAAGAAGAAGTTGAAAAATCCATTCTGGATTATGAATGGTAAAAAAGAAAGGAGTTTAAAAAATGAGTAATGAAAGAGCAATAGCAGCTGTAGGCGCTATTATTAATGGAAATACCGCGCTTTCTGAAGCGCTGGCCGGGGTTGATATTTCTAATCCTTCCGCGGAAACTGCAAGATCTATTGGATCTATTATTTTTTCAATGCCTGAACTTGAAAACGCTTTTTATTATGATCTTATTAATAAAGTTGGCCGTCAGGTCCTTAATGATAGAACATATAGAAACCCGCTTGAAGTACTGGAAGCCGATACTCTTGAATTTGGCGAAGCTGTAGAAGAAATCTTTATCAGGCTTGCAAAACCTTACCAGTACGATCCGGCAGTTGAGCAGTACACTTTCCATCTTATGGAAAAACCGGAAGTTGTTGTAGCTTACCATGTAGTTAATACACAGATCGAATATAAACAGTCTATTTCCAGAAAGGAAGCAAAACGCGCTTTCTATAGCTGGGCAGGTGTTGACCGTTTCACAGCCGGGATTATTGCCAGCATGTACAATGGCCTTAATCAGGATAAATTCCTTCTGACTAAATACATGATCGCTTATAGGCTGGTAAATGGTCAGCTGGCGGTTAAGGATATTCCGGCCGTAACTGCTGCAAATATGCAGACAATAGGCGCTACAATTAAGGAAACTGTTGGTAACATGGAATATTATAAAACTGATTATAATTTTGCCAATGTAGAAAACTTCTGCCCGGCAGCAGATCAGATTCTCATAGTTTCCAATAAGTTTAAAGCACTTTTTGATTTTGTAGAACTTGCAAGCGCTTATAATCTTGAGTATAAAGATCTCATGGCGCGTATTGTTACTATCGATTCATTCGGTAAGGGACTTAATAACGCGCGTTATGACAAGCTGCTTGAAAACGATAAACTTCGTCATACTTTTACAGCAGCAGAAATAACAGCACTTGACGGTGTAGCAGCTGTACTGGCTGACAAAGAGTTTTTCAGGATCTACCAGCAAGGCGAAGATACAACCGATACATTCTATGTACCGGGAGCCAGATTTGTAAATTATTGGGTTTACTTCGATGGCGTTTTTGCTACTTCTCCTTTTGCTCCCGCTGTGGCTTTTGTTGGCGGTACTCCGGCAGTAAGTGCAGTAACTGCTACCCCTTCAACATATGCTGCTAATGCCGGTGAATATGCAGATTATGTTGTTACAGTTGCTGTAACTGCTACCGGTTTTGCAGATACCGGTATCATCCTTAGTATTGAAGGTGACGCACCGGTTGAAGTATCACAGATTGATGATACCCATTATCGCGTACAGATCGCTGATACATGTGCAGACGGTGAAACTTGTACAATTACATTTACTTCACGCTTTGACAGCACAAAGAGTGCTACACATGTTATCACAGTTTCAGACTGATTTTAGCATGGTTCCGGGGCCGTTTACCGGTCCCGGAAAACTCTAAAAAGAAAGGAAGTGATAGCAAATGCTTAATAGGTTAACTGCATTACCTAATCAGAATAAAATACAAGCACTTCAGGACCTTTCATGGATGGATTATTATTGGTATTATTTTGATACATTTATTGGAATATCACAGATAGTTTTCGGCTATGAAAACATGCCAGCTTCAGTAAATGTTGAATGCCTTGAACAGTCTTTCTTATTTAACGGTTACTGTTTCTATTTTAAGGATGAAGTTTTAGGTGATCTTACTTTAGCCGGGAGTTATTTTGGCCGTGATGTGTACGGATGGCCGGTAAAGTTTGTAGCGCGTGGCCTTGATGGATCCTATACAAAACAGTTGACTAACCGTAATTGCGTAATGATGTACGATAATAAGGAAAGACAATGTATTTTAAATGTTCTTTCCATTCAGGCTTCGAGGCTTGCGGATCTGGTAGTTTCCGCTCAGGCTAATATAAGGAAGCAGAAAACGCCGTATATTTGTTTTGCTGATGATGATACTTTGATCACTATTCAGAATGTGTTAAGGGATATAAACGGAAATTTGCCGGAAGTGATAGCTAAAAAGGGATTTAACAAGGAAGATCTGCAAGTATGGAATTTAACAGCGCCTTTAATCGTTAAAGATCTTAGGGAAGAATTTAACGCCTTGTTTAATGAGACTTTAACATTTATAGGGATACCTAATGTACAGATGCAGAAGCGCGAAAGAATGATAACTGATGAAGTGCAGCGTTCTTTAGGCGGTGCGGAAGCTAACAGCTTTAGAAGATTTAAAGCGCGTGAAGAAGCGTTTAAGAAAGTCAATAAAATGTTTGGCACAGACATAAAAGTAATTAATAACTTTTGGCAAGGTGATAAAAATTTAGATCCAAATGATCTTATACTTAATTTTGATCAGGAAGGGGGCGTGGAAGATGAGTAAATACACAACACAGCTTCGTTATATCTGTGAAGAAAAAGCCGGATTACTTCAGAGTACCGGAGACTATAACAAAGTAATATCAGATTCGTATAAAAAAATAATTCATCCTGAAACGGTCCTTTTCGATCCTGAGTATGAAGCTGTTTTATATCCCAAAATAATAAGACATTATTATTTTGATGAAATAGCACATGAAACGGTAGCACATTTTATTTTCAAACTTAATCTGAAACTTGATGAAATTTTACCGTTTTATAACCAACTTTACAGATCTGCTTTGATAGAATTTAACCCGCTGGCCGATGTAGATTATACTGTTAAGGGAAATAAAGAAGATAATAACAAATTAGATTCTACAAGAACGGACAATTTGGCCAATTCTGTAGTAAATCATACTAAAGATTTAGTCAGCGATACGCCGCAAGGTACTATAGATAATGTTGATATTAATAATAATCTATATATAACCGGTGCTAATGTTACCGATAGTGTTATCCAGAATAATAACACCGGTACACAGAAACATGCAGACATTATACATAATCTTAATGATTATACAGAGCATGTAACCGGAAAGCGTGGCGGGTTGACTAATTCAGAAATGCTTCTTAAATTCCGTGAAACATTTTTAAATGTTGATATGATGGTTATTAATGATCTAAAAAATTGTTTCATGGGGGTATACTGAAATGGAAACTGTAACTATTATCACTTCTGCTATAACCCTATTAGGAACGATCTTAACCGTCATATTGACAAGTAATAAGAATGGCGCGGATATTAAAGAATTAAAAGCAGATGTAAAAGAACTGAAAGATTATAACGCGCGCTTATGTGTTGTAGAAAATCAGATTCTTACCTTAAAAGAATTAATTACAGAAATGAAAGGAAGGATAGATAAATGACATGTGATAAAAACCATTTTAAATTCTTCTGCCAAACCGTTTTACCGATCGTGTACGATGATTCTTTATCATTTCAGGAACTGTTGTATAAAATGATCCGGTATATTAACGGCATGAAGGACGATATAGAAAATATATCTAAAGATATGGTAGCGTACATAAGAGATCATTTGGACGACATATTCATTGATGCTATGTACGATGCTGAAACAGAAACACTTATATTAATCTTAAACATGGATGAAGGAGAATAAAACTATGCCTGATGTAAGTAAAATTAATGTCAACGATACTGTATATGATATAAAAGATGCTGTAGCACGCGCTGACCAAGCTACATTAGAAGGACAGCTGGGAGATCTGGCATATAAAAACACAGCTTCCGGATCCTTTACCCCGGCCGGATCTGTGAGCGCTCCGGCTATTACAATCACTCCAACTACTGAAGTTGTGAAAGGTGTTAATGCTGTTGGATCCCTTCCGGCGTGGAGTGCTTCTGTTTCCGAAGAAACTTTATCATTTACTTTTAATGCCGGTGCGCTTCCAACTACTAAAAATAGTACAGTAATGACCGGTGCCAGCGCTGCCAGCGCACAGCCTACATTTACTGGAACTACTGGAACTGTAACAGTTTCTTAATATATGGCTGATAGAAAGGAAGTGAAAAAATGGCTGATATAGCTAAAATTAGACTAGGTTCAACAGATTATGGTATAAAGGATACAATAGCGCGTAACCAGATAATAACTATTAATGATAGAATTGATAGAATAGATAGCCGAAATTTTATTGTATTGGGGGATAGTTACGGAACTGGAAACCAGTATAACACGGGAGTTACTACTTCTCCTACTTGGGTAGGTTATTTACAAAATTATCTAGGTTTATCAAACGATCAATGGCATACAAAAAGTGTTGACGGTTGCGGTTTTATTGCTGGTTATACTTTTTTACAGTCTTTAAAAGATGTAAAAGAATTATTAACTGATACTGAAAGCATCACTGATATTTTGATAGTTGGTGGATATAATGATTATACAGAGAGTATATCTGATATAATTACAGCCATGTCAACATTTAATAATTATGCAAATGCTAATTTTCCAAATGCTAAAATATCATTAGCATGTGTTGGTTGGCGTGTAGTTGGTAATCCTAAATATAGTATAGCATTAAGAGTATGGCCAGCGTATAGGTCATGCGGTATTTATGGTTGGAAATATTTAAACGGTTGCGAAACAATAATGCACAATTATAGGCTGTTTGCTACTGATAAATTTCACCCTAACCAAGACGGGCAAAAAGAATTAGGTAAATATTTGGCTGATGCTGTATTAACCGGAAGCTGTAACCCTTATTATGGATTTGAAGAAGCTATTCCCGCTACAATTAACACAAGCCTTTTTAGCGCTGGATCGTTTAACACTATATCGGGAATGAGTAACGGACAAATTATTAACGGGGTTCGTGACGGATCGGTAACCGCGCCCACTCCCATAACTTTAAGAAATGGAGATGTTTACAAATTAGGAACTATTAATAATCCATATTGTAGCGCTGGCGCTTTTTATCCTCGTTACAATTCAATTTTAACATCTGTATGGATTAGATACTCTGTAAGTGGCGCTTACCGTTTTGCTAACTGTTTTGGTAATTTAGCTTTCCAGAATGATGATAACGAGATATTTATTTCATTTACTCCATTTTCTCATGGTGTAAGAGATAATACTACCTATGATGATAATTTTCCTAATGTTGATATTATTAACTGGCGAAATGTTACATGGTTAGTTAACCCAGATCTATCATAAAATAATATAGCTGATATACCAGAGTATAAACAGTTTCTAAAAGCGTTAACCATTCAGGTTAGCGCTTTTTGTTGTCAACAAATATTTTATGTTGATGCGGGATTATTTGCGCGGGATCCGGTCCGAAGATCATATGAGCGGATGGGGAATTGGTGCCAGGAACGGTGGGG